GCGTTGGCGTTCATATTCGATTCGCGCAACCACGCATCGATATCAGTCGTTGTCAGGGTGAATCCTGCGGAGGGGACACGACCACTTACCCAGCACACGGTGCTGCCACCGGCTGTCTTTGTAAATAATATTTCGGTTCCTGACGCGGTCGTACTTACAACTGCGGTATCTAACGCCGCGCCAGCGGTCGTAACCATGTCGAACGCCATGTCTGTCCCAATAACAGACAGGTCGAGGTCGGCTTCTGCAATTTGTGTGTCACGTAAAAAGAGCTTGGTAGCCATTAGTACAAGTCCTTTGTTTTACCGTACCAACGGCCCACGCGATGCCAGCGGTATCCCTGCAGGTACCACCAGACCCGTTTCCAGATTGGAGAAAAGACGGTATCCACTCGCTCGTCAAGAGCTTGATGCGACTTGCGAAGCGAGTGGATTTGTCTCTTGAGGACTTCCACTTCCCGCTCTATGTTTTTCATAGAGCACTATACTTACGCGCCAGCGAGCTTCAGGACTCCACCGTTGGCCGGTGTGTTCCACTGAACCGTGACGTTACCACCGTTCGTTGCCGTATCGACGAGATCGTAGAACGCAATCAGAGGAGCCGTTGTGTCTGTACCCGTATGACGGAACAGCACCGCTCCACCAATCGTCTCACCAGCCGCCAGAGCCGTGAACACCACATCGTCCGCATCCAGATATGCGAAATCGTTTGTGTCGTCTCTCGTGACCGCTTCGTTCGCCAAAGCCTGACGAGCGTAGCCCGAGACTGTGATCTCGTGCGAAAGAGGATCGTTGGCCGATCCATCGTCAACTGTCAGGTGATCCTTGTTGAACGTGTATGTGCTCTTGACGAGCATCAAACGCAGATCCGCGCCTTGGAGGTCCGTCAACGCTTGCGCGAGTTCTTCTAAACCTTTGTTGTAAACACCGTTAGCCATGTGTGAATCCCTTTCTTAAAAAGAAAGGGCTAGGGCTCTGTAGAACCCCAGCCCCCATCCCGAACCAAATTCTCTTCAAAAGCCAATTACGGCTTGGTGAAGGCAATCGTGTTAGCCGGTGGATACTGATCTCCACCCAGAACCACGGTCACCCCGTAAGGAGCAGCCGCCGTAGCAACCACACCAACGATACGGATGTACCGCTTGCAGCCGTTGCCATCGAGCTTCAACCGACCGACCTTCATGGCGAGGTCTGTTGAATCCGTCAACTGCGCGAACGCAGCGCCGGTCAGGTCCGCATAAGCGTCCCCAGATCCATCGTCATTCGAATGCTGGACTTTCACATCCAACGTACCGGTCGCTGTGAACGCACCAGCAGCCAAGCAAATCATCGCTTCGCTGTAACCCTTGGTATCGATACCAGGGCCGTTCACCGTGCCGATTGCGCTTCCAGAAGCGCCGAGTACACATTTCAGATTCTCTTCCAGTCTCTTCATTGTCATTCCTCCCTGTCAGTAAGAGTGTCATGAACCCCGGCTTTCACCGGGGATCAGATTTTTCGTTTCACTCAGATTACGCTGTCATCTCCATGCTCAAGTTCTGTCCGATCACAAAGCTCTCTTTGTGTCTGACCATGCAGTCCACTTCCTGAACAAACCGGACCCAAGTCTGGTTCGTGGTGAAAGCTGTCGAAGCTTCCTGTGAGGCCATGATCGAAAGACCCTGCCACACACCCACGATCATTTCGGCCCAGTTACCGAACACGATCTCGGTCTCATCAGGAGACGAGGCAGTGTCGATTGCCAGGTTGGTCGTGGTCGCGAACGGATAGCCGATGAAGGAAGCCAGGTGGCTATTGGTGATCGGAGAGGCAACGTGCCCACCGAAACCATCTTCAGCCGCCGCACCGTAGCGAGCTTGCTGCAAGAACCGCTTAACCCGAGGATGGAACGCATAACCGAGTTTCCCACGGAGAGCGTTGGCCTCTTCGACCTTACCTTCCAGGTCATACAGCGCATTCCAGATCTGCACTTTCTTCGTCAAAGAAACGAGGTCCACTGTCGGGATCGAAGGCACGTTGTACAACCCGAGAGGCTGTGCATCCGAACCAGTTCCCTTCAGGACCGCCTTATCGATCAATTCCGCAATCGCGAATGCAACGTCCTGACGGATCATTGCTTCGATGGACGGGTTGCTCATGCGAAGTAACCGGTTGGTCACCTTCACAATGGCTCCGCACATATGCGGTTGAAGCTGTTGCTGCTTGAGTGACAAGTCGGAAGCCGTGAGGCCCGTCGCATTGTCTTCACCCAACCAGATCGGGGTAGCTCCACCGGCCTGACCGGGGACTTCCACCGGAGATCCAACCAAACCATCGATGTACGTACAGCCCAGTTGCTTGGAGATCAGGTTCGCACGAAGCAACTCGATGAAATCACCGAGCACCTGAACCGGCACAACGTACCCACCAGCAGAGTCAACTTCGGTGGACATGGTCTTGACCACGCCATCCTTGTTGCCCTTGGCAGTCGCTTGGAACACTTCACGCTCGAAACCGGCTTCGTTCCAGTTACGAGTGACGATTGCATTGACCGCTCGCATGAGAGAGAACTTGTCTTTCTCGAACTCCAAACCAGGAATCGAAGTCAGCTTGCTCGAAGAAGGAGCCGCTTTCTTGATGCCATCCAACTCAGCTTTCACTGCGACAGCCTCTTCCTGAAGCTTGCGAATTTCAGCGCGAAGCTCAGCAACAGACTCACCAGCGGCAACAGCCTTCTCAAGCTTGCCGTTCAACTCTTCCAGTTTCTTCAACATTTCTTCCATCGTCGTTCTCCTTCTCATGTGCCGGTCATCATGACCGGACTATTGATTACGAAAATCTACTTAACCCAAGGCCAAAAAAATTTTTATTTGACCTTCTTCGTCATCTGCTCCAACAGACCGAACACTTGCTTGGCGATATCACCGGCAGGACCGGGGATATTTGCAGCTTGCGCTGCGATCTCTGAAACATTGGGCGAAGACTTGGTCATCTGAGCCTGCAACGTCGTGACCATTCCCTGAATGGCTTCCATCGATTTCGCAGCCGTCTCTGAAACAGTGGTCTGTGCCTTGAGCAACGTCTCCAGTGCTTCGATTCTCTTGGCTAGTGCTGCGATTTCTTCCTTCATTGCGGCCTCATCTTCCTCGGGTGAACTACCTACAGTATTTACTTGTACGTTATTTTCCGTAGGCATGTCAAGCGTTGCCTCAAAACTTTTTGACATATACTCTTCGAACTCGGCTTCCGACACCGCTCCGCTCTTCACAGCGGTAATCAACGCCTTGCTGTCTGCAGGAATGGCAACGACCGAAACCTCCAATAATTCCAACTTCTTGTACAAACGGCCAATGATCCGCTCATCGTCGTCTCGCAGGTACTCCGCTTCCAGAACTCGGGCTCCAATCGAGACCCCTTTCAGGAATCCACCCTTGACAAGCTTGTAGACCGTGTCGGCAAAGGCATACGTTTCGGCATCTGCAAATTCGAACGTCATTTCGAGCTTGCCGTTCACAACTTGCATATCGACGGCTTTCGCAATCGGCAAACCGTAGTGATCATGGCCGTACAACACAACAGCATTTTTCTTGTAGTTGCTGAGATCGATGCCTTCGACTTTCACAATGTCACCGACACGATCTGCGCGACCTGATGCTGCAGTCACACGAATTTGACGTTTCTCAGCGAGCGAGGTATCCGCTTTGAGAATTTCACTCGATAATAGTTTCCGAACTTTCTTTTCCATGATTACCTTCCTTCCGGTTTACCTTTTGCTTTGTCGCTGCCCTCACTCCCTTTCGGTTGTGGAGGAGCCGCAACAATGATTTTGCCGCTTGGATCCAGTTGATTGACGGTGGACACAACGTAGGCCGTGTTGCCGTGTGGCTGATCTGGCAGATTGAGCTTGAGCCGTTTGTTGATCGCGTTTGCAGGCCAGCCCATCTCCCACATCTTGCGAGCGATATCCATCTTCTCGTTCAGATCGCCTTGCAGAGCTTCGATATCTGTCAGATCGAAATCTGCAAATACCTTCCCAGTGCCGGTGACGCTGAAGAGTTGCGTGTACATCACGTACTCCATCAGCTTCATCTTCGGGATCAGGGTCTTGACCCAGAACTCTCGGGCTTGCACCTTTGCAACAGCAAAGTTCACATCGTCCCAAACTCCCAGTTCGAGCTTCGGCACTTTGAAGCAAGCAAGAATTTCGTCCCGGTTCCACTTTTTCTGATTGAGAAACTCCATATCCTTCTGCGAGGGCACCAACTGTTTGTACTTGGCCCCACCTTCGAGGACGGCGAGCATGTGTGCCTTCGAGACACCTTGATGGTGTTGGAGGAACTGCTCCTTCATGCGATTGAATTGTTCGTCGGTGAGATCCTCTTCGACCTCGATCACACCACCCGGGAGGGCAGAGTTAGAGAAGAAGGCTTTGTTGTACTCGCTCGCGAGCGTATCCTGGTCGATACCAAGTTGTGCCGCTTCTAGCGGAGCAAGACCACGAAGCTTGTCGTACGGATTGAAGAGCTTGAAGTAGCAGACTTCCCACGGCTCAAACGGAATCGTGGTATCTTCACCCTTCTCGTTCTTCGCTTTCACTTCCCAGCCGATCAGTTTTCCTTGCTTCGTGGTTCGTGCCGTGAAGACTTTGCCGTTGAACGGCTCAATCGCCGTCGGCATCGCCGTCTTCTCTTTGCGGTCGAGCACCCACATACACTCGCCAAAGTGCAGGAGATAGACGACAGTCGCTTCGAAGAGTTGTTGCTGGCCCATCAGATCGTTGGGCTTGTCGAACAACTTGACCCACTGCTTGGAGTCGGCTTCGCTCGCCTGTTTCTCCCGGCTGTTTTTCCACATCAACGGTGTACCAGCGATATTTAAAGCGACGGACTCTATTGCACCACGAACCCAAGCATGCTTGGCGTATGGGTCGGTGACCCTACCTTGTCCGAGGATTTGACTCAGAGTCGTACGTGTCGTACCCAAAAAGGCAAAGTCGCTATCACTGATGCGCGGGATGACGGGAATTGATTTGAAGGCCGCGCCGAGGTGCCCCCAAAACCCTAACGGACTTTCCTGCTTAGCCATAAATAAATCTCACTCGTGCTTGTTTGCGTTCAACGATCAACCAAGTGAGTGCAAACACCAAGGCGTCCACTCGGTCGGGTGATTGTCCCTTCTTTGCCTGATCTTCAGGATTGAAGGTCACCATTTGCTCTTCTAGCTGCTCGAAGATCGCACAATGCGAAACGCGGTGTTGCTCGTACAGTGCGCCGACCGGCTCCGCTCTCAACCGCTTTCCCTTCGATGAGTGCAACTTTGTGAACTTGACCGCGAGGCCACCCTTCGCTTGCCTCAACGTATGTTCCACTAGGTCACCACCATTATTGATTTCCCCTAATACTCTATCTGCTTTCCACTTATGGTACAAGTGAATTGCTACCTCGGCCCACTCGTTTGGCTTGTAGTGTCCCGATACGTCTTCGAGCACGTCGGCGTATCGAGCATCATCGTAACTTCCTGCGACCACAATACCGGTTTCGTTGGAACCTTCTCCCGCAGAAACGGCTGGGTCCACTGCCACACATATGCGATCATAATCGTCAATAGGCTTCGGACCATCTTTCCTCCGCATGATGTCGGCTTCGCGAAATATCGCGCCTTCGACAGCGTCCAGATACATGCCTTCAATTTCTTGCTTACCGAGGCGAGTACCTTGGTATCGATCCAAGATGGCCTGAATGAAGGTGTCAGGCAGATTTTTTCTGTTGTCTAACATTGACCCGCGAGTAATTCGCAGGCCAGGGAGCTTCATTAACCTCTTCACAAACGGTGTGGCTTTCGGTGTCGTCGTAATCACCGTCTGTGGACGCGGACCAAGACGCATTCCGAACTGCAGCATGTCCCATGTGTCAGGCTCCTTCCATGACGCGATCTCGTCGCACCACGCAATCTCGTGCTGCGGACCACGAAGACGATCAGCTTCCTCGGCAGAGTACATGATCGCCTGTGCGCCATTCGGCCAAAGGAGCCTCCGCTTCGACGGCTCATACTTCGGCAGGAAGTCGTCAGGACAAATGCTGACTAGCCCACTCTCTCCACACGCCATCACGTCGCGTACGTCCGCAGCCGTAGGGCCGACCAACGCGGCTCGCATCACGCCGTTTAGTTCTATCTGCTCTCTGATCCACTCCGCACCGGTTCGCGTCTTGCCGAACCCTCGACCGGCCATCAACAGCCAGTAGTTCCAGTCGTTAGGTACTGGGGGTAGTTGATTGTCCCTCGCCCACAGGTACCACGTCTTCCGCGCCTCGTGTCGCTCCTCCTCCGTCAGTGATTCGAGCAACTCTTTTCTCTGCGGCTCGGTCAATTGCATCAGCGAGTTTATCTCTGAACTTGTTTCTGGCATTTTTCTCTTCTTTGTCTGGTGTGGTGTCTTCGCTCTTGTCGGCCTGATCCAGATATTGTTTGCCCAGATGCACCAACATTCTCTCGGATCCGGTCATGGCCGCGTCCCACTGCGCCAATCGCAGTCGCGCTTTTGCTCGTTCACGTCCTCGTGCCCACGCCGCATGCAGTGATTCGGTCGCATTGAACTGATGCCGCGTCAATCCACAGATCGCCACCACTTCCTCGGGCTGACACATCAACGCCCCGAGACGCTCAATGATGACGAGATCGCGAGGTGTGGGCGCTATCGGATCGTCCAATACGGATACATCCAGCGCGTACACGCGCTCCGAGACAGGTAGCGAGGTCTCCGGTGGGAGGATGACCGCAATCCGGTTCAGCGGCCTCAACGCATGGGGTCTGTCAACGGCCTGAACGTCGGGGTTATCGAGGTCTTCAGATCTCTGTGTCGTCACTCAGCACCTTTTTTCTCGGCATCTTCAGAAAAAGCGCGTCGGCTATGTCGTTTTCCATGTTTTTTCTGAACGCGAGTTCGCGACTCGTGAAACGTGGCTCGTGTCCCGTTTTGTGTGGCTTGCAGAGAGGACACGATCTCCGCTTTGATCGGTAAATCTTCATAAGTAGTATATTCTACGTGTTTCCTCGTGTTTGTCAATGTTTTCCGCTTTTTTCTTGTTTTTTCCGGTGGAAAGGTACCCTAAGGAGTCCCACTTGGCATTTTTTCCCTAGGTATTTTAGGGGGTCGGCGCATATCTGAGGGTACCC